TACGAATTCTTGATTTACTAGGAGAAGCAAAAATAACATTGTGTAAATTTTTAATATTAATACCAGTAGAAAAAGTACCATAAGAAGCAACAATTATTGCATTATTTTCTCTTTCAGTAATTTCTCTAACTAATTCTCTTTCTTCGGTATCAACACCACCATGAATAAAAAATGCTTTATGATCACTTCTCTTACTATTATTTATCTTTTCATAAAGTATTGCTCCATGTGCTTCTACTCTAGAGAAAAGAACAAGTGTATTACCCTTTAAATCTAACGAAAGATTTGTAATAAACTTATTTCTTTGTTCATGTGAAATAAGATATTGAATCTCATCTTCATAGGTATCAAACTTCTGAGGAGAGTGTTTAAGAACAATGCATTGAATATCTAACTGAGAAAGATGACCTTGGCGCATCAATTCATCAGTTTTAGTTACTTTATATGATGGACCAAATAATCCTTCAAGAACCCATTTGTGAGTTTGTGTTCCATCCAAAGTACCAGTAAATCCAAAACGATATTTTGCATGATGAAGTTTAGACATAATGTCTATCAAAGATTTACTCTTAAATAAATGAGCTTCATCTCCTATAACTACTCCATAGTTTTCAAAGAATGAACGTTCTAACTTATAGACAGATTGCCATGTTGTTATTGTAACAGAATGTTCATTAGTTTTCTCCCTACCAGAATATATACGGTGGCAATATGAATCCGCATCCCAACCATAGTCTTGGAAATCTTTGTACATCTGCTCTACAAGAGATGTCGTGGGAACAACTAAGAGAATTTTTTGTCCTTTATCTACATAATACCTTACAAGAGAATAAATCATTAAGGATTTACCTGAGGCTGTGGGTGATATCAATAATTTTCTATTATGCCTTAGAGCATCATATACTCCCTCTATTTGATAATCTCTTGGAGAATGAGTACAAATGAATGACATATAATCTTTCACACCTTCATGCGAAATTTCTTCATTTATTTCAAAAGGTAATCCGTAAAATTTATTTTCTTTAAACTCATAAGTATAGTTATGCAATTTTAATTTGTCGATGACTTTATCTATCAACCCAGCATAAATTTCCCCAGTATGAGTACTCAGAAGTCGAATCTTTCCATCCCAATGTTTGCTTCTATAGTGGGACATGAATTTTGCAGATTCGACCTCAAATGTAAAGTATGGTTGTAGTTCATATAAAATGTGGGATTCACAATGAAGTTTAATATATACTTCATTTTTCTTTTCGATAATTACGTCACTCATAGCAATAATAATGCTATGAGTATTTATTTACCCAAGTCCAGCATTAAACCGCATAAATTCGATAGAATTTTTAATTTGGTAAGTTCTATTTTGAATCATTTTTAATATACTTTCCAAATATACTAACATAGTGTCATAATAGTCTATTTTTAAACAAACTGATGAAAGTTTTTCATCAGCATCAAGATATTTTTGCATTGTATCTTTATCTCTAATTTTTTTAGGAAATGGGTCAGTCACATAAACATCTGGATCTGCCTTTCCTGAATAATATTCATATCTTTCGTGACGAATGTTTCTTTTCTGCTGTTCTGCTTTTTTTCTCAATAAAAATATTGTATTATATAATTCAAAGTATTTTGCGTGAAGAATTGGGATGTTTGTCGATTCTGTATGAAGATTATCTATATCAATCTTCGAATCTTGTTCCCACATTTTTTGGATCATATCAAGATCTAAACTCATAAAGGTTTTCCACCAAGATCTACTATATTGTATATACTATACTTGAAACTAACATCTGCTGTAAAGTATCTTATGTCTGTATCTGTAGCATCAAAAGTTAATGTTCCTAACGAATAAGGAAAAATATCTTTAAAAATAATTTGAAAATTTGGTATTGAAGAACTTGTTAAAATTTGCAATGTTCCATCTGAATATAATCCTATTTGTTCTTGGGCATCCCGTGGAGGATTTATACTACCAGTTGTACGGAAGTCATATATTTGGCCCAAACTTTCTGGATAACCAAGACCTCTTATCCAGTTTTGGATTTCCATGTAATTTTCCAAATTTTCATCAACCAAAAATCTTAAATTTAAATCACCAAAGATTATTTTATCCCCAGGAATATCTAGATCTTTCAAATAAGTAGGTTGATTTGCAATCCCTAGAGTTAAATCTGGTATGTTTGCCGAGTTGCAAAAAAATGCAACTTTAGGTGTTCTTTTTAATGTGAATTTAAATCCTGTTGGAGATAAGAAATTTCTATTTTCAGGTTGTCCTGCTACCATGATCTTTTTTGACTATTTAGATAAAAAAAAGAGACCCTTTCGGGTCTCTTAAAATCAATGTGAATGATTGCTCACATTAAGTTCTTTACAGCGACTCTACGATAGTAGCGGTTAGCATTAACTTGAAGTCTTCCAAGACCTTGATCACTACCTTCAGCAAATGGATTTGCAACCATTCCATAACGGGTCTTAAATCCGATTTTGGGCTGGAAGCTGTTCTCACCAACGGCACGAACCATTTGGAGAGGAACATAAGGACAATAGAAGAGTCCAGCGTCATAAGGTGAAGAACCCTTATAACCAACAACGTAATACTGGTTACCAGGAGTTGCGTTGTCGGAAGTCAAGTTAGCAGCATAAGGATCGATATAAACACGATACTTACCTTGGAGAACACCAGCAAAGGTGTTGCCGGTATCATCAACGTTAAGGTTAGCGTTGAGTGCTGGGGTGTAATCAAGAACACCTGCCATTGTCAGGGCGGAAGCAACGTCTGCGGAGCAAACGATAATGTTGCCCTTTCCACGACGAGTTCTCTGAGCGATAGCATTAGCATCACGCTCAATCTGGAACAGAAGACCCTTGAACTTCTCAACCGACCAGCGACCGTTGGAGTCGATGTCTAGGTCAAAGATACCAGGAGTTGCAACGTTCTGAACAGCACCTTGTTCAGCAACCTTATAGATGGTTCTGATAACTTCGCGGTTGATTTCAGCAAGAATCTCAGTTGAGAGAATATTTGCCAATTCCGCTTCAGCATTCAGTCCGTGAATTGCCTTAAGGTCTTGAGCAAGCTCAAGTGAGTACTCAGCCTTCAGGGCGCGTGACTTTGCAGTAACAGTGACTTTCTCGATTGAGAATGCCATTTGGTTGAACTGGTCGCCATTTACGCCATCGCCAAGTGCTTCTGCATCACCAGTAAGCATACCAGTACCGGTATTATATGCAGTCTGGTCTCCTGCACCACCTACTGGGTTCAGAACTGATGGGTTAGAACCTGTTTGTGAAGTAGTACCAATACCAGCAGCAGTGCTACCAAAACCAACATTATCAAATGCTGAGTTTTGTCCAGAGAATGCGCTGTTTGGTTCGTTATAGAATGCCTCAGTTCCACTTTGGTTAGTGTAACGTGAGCGCATTGCAAAAATAAGTCCAGTAGGACCACTCATTGGCTGAACGCCTGCAATATCATAGGCGATCAGGTTAGGCATCGAACGACGGATCAGTGAGATCAGTACGGGATCGAAACCTGCGGTAGGTCCAGCAGCAGTTGCGGATCCAGTGAATCCACCATTACCTACTGCATTAGTTGGAGATTCCATAAGGTTGGAAAGATTTCCAACTTGGAATGCGCTTTCCTCTCTGAGGAATCTTTCTTGGTTTTCTAGCAGAACAGCGGTTACCGATCTACGATGCGAATCTTTGATTTGATCAAGACCCTCATAGTTGAGAAGAGGTGCCCACTTTTCCTGCAGATGCTCTGATTGAAACATTTGCTTTTACCTTTTACTAAGTGTTTTGTTTTTGGTTTGAATCATATTAAATTCAATTATTTGCTGAATGCTGAAAGAGTCTTCAAGTAAGCAGCCATTGAATCTGAATAAGATTCGGGAGTGGCATCTAGACCCTCAGACAAAGTTTCAGTTCTTGCAGATGGAGAAACTACTCTTGAAGGAAAATATGATTCCTTTAAAGTCTCCAGTTTTTCACGATATTCTTCTTCACTTTCAAACTCAACACTTTCGGCAAGTGAAGCGAGCTTGTCTTTCTGAGTGTCTGCAAGACCATCAGAGACCTGTTCAAAGATTCCATCAGCAACCGACTCTGCGAGACGCTTGTTAAGGGAAACATTTTTCTCAATTTG